TGCCTCTACTTTTGCGGCAAGTAATTATTTTGCTGATGTAGATTCTACTTCGGCTAGAGTAGTTTTAAAGAATGGAGTTAGTTGGCCAACATTAACTGAATTAAGACAAGCTAATGCTTATGAGGTTCAATATGTTGCAGGTTATGGTGCTAACGCAAGTGATGTACCAACACCAATAATTCAAGCGATTAAATTATTAACAACTCACTTATACGAAAATAGAGAAATGGTTACATCAATGAGTGTTAATTCTATTCCTTATACAGTAGGTCAATTATTACAACCATATAGAGTTATAAGATTGAACAATATATTAGGAGGATAATATGCCGAGTATATCTAATATAGGAAAATTAAGAAATAAAATTACGATACAGAATACAAATTTATCTACTGACAATATGGGTGGTTATACAACAGGAAGATCAGCACATATAACTGCATTTGCTAAAATGACACCAAAAAGTGGCAAACAAATATTTTCTGATAAAACAGGAAGACAAGTTGAGAATCCACATACATACGAATTTTTAATTAGATATAGAGATGGTATAACTACGACAATGCGTATCTTGTTTGGAACTAGAACCTTTGATATAATAAAAATAAATGATGAGAATGATTTTAAAAATTATATTACAATAGAAGCAATAGAAAATGTAGGTACATAATGCAAGTAACTCTTACAGTAAAAAATTTAAAAAAAGTTATGGGTCAGCTTAAACAGTTGAATAAACAACTTGAACCTGACTTTCAAGAAATAGTAAAAGGTGGTGGTCAATTAATAAGAGGAGAAGCTGTTAAGTCAATACAGACAGGTGCTAAATCAGGAATAATGTACGAAAAGTATAATCCTAGAAGATCACATAGAGCATCTGCTCCAGGACAAGCACCAGCTTCAGATACAGGAAATTTAGTAAGTAAAATTATGGTTAAACAAAAAACCAAAAATATTACTAATGTTGTAAGTAATGCAAACTATTCTGCATTTTTAGAATATGGAACAAGTAAAATGCAACCAAGACCATTTATGTTACCAGCTTTTGAAAAAAGTAAAAAGCCAATAACAGAAGCAACATTTAAAAGAGTAGTTAAAAAAATTGAGGAGATTGTAAAATGAGTGATTTTGCAGTTGCCTTACAAACAACAGTCTATAATGCACTGTTGGCAAATGGTGCACTTACAACAAAGTTAGGTGGAAACAATATTTATGATTTTGTTCCAGAGGGAACATCATTTCCCTATGTTAAGGTCGGTGACCAAACAATGGTAGATGATGGTACAAAAGACAAAAAGGGAAGTGATTTTACCCTAATTGTTCATACATTCTCTAGATATAGAGGGAGTAAGGAAATAAAGGAAATTATGTCATTAGTTTATGATGTATTACATGAATCAAGTTTATCAGTTTCAGGAGCTATGAATAATATGAGATTTGAGTTCTCAGATATAATTAAAGAACCTGATGGACTAACAACACATGGAGTACAAAGGTTTAGAACTTTTGTATTAACAAATTAAAATAATAATTAGGAGGATATAAAAATGGCGGCACAAAAAGGTAGCAATTTTTTATTAAAAGAAAATAGCACAGGAACACCAGCAACAGTTGGTGGTATGAGAAGTACAAGTATGAGTATTAATGGAGAAATGGTAGATATCACTACTAAAGATTCAAATGCTTTTATTACAAGTGGTAATGATAAAGCAAGAGATATTTTACAAGGTGGTGGTATTAGAAGTATGTCAATGTCAGCAAGTGGTGTTTTTACTGACTCATCAACAGAAAACCTTGTAAGAGGATTTGCATTTGATGGATCAATTCAAAACTATGACTTGATATTTGCAGATGGTTCGAAAGTAGCAGGTGCTTTTTTAATCACAAGTTACGAAAGAGCAGGAGAGTATAATGGAGAAGAAACTTATTCACTTACTCTTGAATCTCATAATACAGTAACATATACTAACGCATAATAAAGGTTGAAAATATGGATCACACAGATGTGTTTAAAATGGTAGAGGTAAAATTTCAAGGAGAGTCCTATAACGCTTTTTACAAGGTTACTAGAAAGGGAGTAATAATCGTTGAAACAAGAAAAGATATTCCTATCAAACCTTATGATCACATAATGATCGGTGTAGATGAAGTTGTAGTGCAAAAGGTTTCAGTTTTTGAAAATAGATGTGAAATTACTTGTGAAGCAATAGCTTCAAGTGATATAGTCAAAGCTAATAAAACTTTAAAGAAACTTAAAAAAACACAAACAACTGAAAAGGACACCGATGGCGAATCAGTATAAAGGCGAAATCAAAGGTAGTCTAGGAGATAAAGAAAGAACTTTTAGACTTACCTTTGAATCAATAGTAAGTATAGAAAATAGAACTGGAAAATCAATTCTAGATATAACAAACAGTTTCGGTAATAATAACTACTCAATGAGAGATGTTGTTATTATCATGCACGAAGCATTAAAAGGTGCTGGTGGAACTTTTACACAACCAACAGTTGGCGACATGGTTATGAAAACAGGACTTATGAAAGTAGCAATACTTTGTTCAGAAGTTCTTATGACTGTATTCGTAGGCGACAAGAAAGATGAAGAATCCCCTTTAGTACAGGGGGAGAACGAGCAACCAAGTACCCAATCAAAGAATACCTAGAAATAGGTTTAGGTGTTCTTAAATTCTCCCCTAAAGTATTTTGGGATTTATCAGTAACAGAATTTACATCAGCTGTTAATGGATATAAATTATCTATTGGCAAAAATAATTCAGAACCAACACAAAGAAAACAAATGGAAGAACTAATGCGACAGTTCCCAGATTAATATTATGGCATCAAATTTAGCAACAATCAGAGTAGAACTTATTGCAAACGCACAGAAGTTTAAATCTAATATTGAAAAGGCATCAACTGGCTTAAAGAAATTAGATAAATCAACTGCAAAAACATCTGCTGGTAGTAAGAAAATGCAAGAACGAATGAGAAATCTTTCAGGTTCTATTGCGGCAGTACAAGGTCCACTTGGTCCAGTAGCAGGTCGTATAACTGCCATCGGTGCTATTATGGGTAGAGTTAAAGTACCAACACTTCTTTTGACAGGTGCATTTGTTTTAGCTGGAGTTGCGATTACTAAATTTGCAAAAGCTGGTGCGTTAGCTGAAAGACAAGCATTAAGATTAGACGCACTTATAAGAGCAACTGGTGGTGCGGCAGGTCAAACAGCAGTACAGATTGAAGAAATGGCAGTTTCTATTGGTAGAAATACATTGGCTAGTGTTCAAGGTGCAAGAGATGCGGCAGGAGTTTTATTAACCTTTAAATCTATAAGTGGAGAAACTTTCACAGAAGCATTAAAACTTACACAAGATTTAGCAGAAGTTGGATTTGGTACAATGAAAACTGCGGCACTACAATTAGGTAAAGCATTAGAGGAACCTGAAATTGGTATGTCAGCTTTGCGTAGAGTTGGAGTATCTTTTACTGAACAACAAAAAGAAACAATTAAAGTTTTATCACTTACAGGACAACAAGCCAAAGCACAAGCTATGATGCTTGGTATTTTAAAAAATCAAGTAGGAGGTGCAGGAGAAGCAGGTGCTGGTGGGTTGTCAGGTGCTTTTGATACACTAGGAGAGAATATAAATCTATTTTTTGAAAAAAGTACATTCGGAACATTTGTTGTTCAAGGTTTGACTGATGCTATGAATTTACTTGCAAAATCAATAGCATTCTTTATTCCTGAACCAATTAAATTAGCAAAAGGTTTAGATGGATTAAATCAACAGTTAGAAGAAAGTAAATTACAACTAGAACGATTAGAAGAACAACAACAAAGAGAAATGAAAAGTTTTCTTCAGAAACTTGGTGCTACATTACACATGAAGTTAGCAATAGCTTTGTTAAACCATGAAACACAAAAAGAAATAGACCTTGAAAAGAAAAAAATAGAAGCCATTGAAAAAGCCATTGAGATGGAGGGTAAATCTACAAAGGCAGTTAATAAGTCAGCAATCATTACAAAAAAACATTTGGATAAAAGAAAAATGCAAATGGAAGATGAAATGAAACTTGCTGTCACTATTGGTGCTAAAGAAAAATTTGTTTTAGAAGAACAGATGAAGTTAAGAGATAAACTTATAGCTAAACTAGGAACTTCATCAGAAGCTATGAAAAGAATAAATGAAATTCTTGAAATACAACAAGGTCATTTTGAGCATAGTGCAGAAATAATGATTCCATTTAGAGAAGAATTAGAAAAAGTTGATACCATAGCAAAGGGTGTAGCTGATGAGATGACAAAAGTAGGAGATACTATTGTTGATGCTTTTTTAAGAGGTAAAGCAGGTGCATTAGATTTTAAAAGCATTTTAAGAGAATTAATAATAAGTATTCAAAAAACCATTATACAAACATTAATTTTAGATGAGGTTAATAAATTTGTAAGGAATAGTATTAAAGGAATATTTGGTCCATCAGCTGGTTCAACTGGTGCTGTCAATTCAGTAGGTGGAAGAATACTTGCTCCAGGAGATGGTATGGCAGGTGGTGGTACAGTACAAGGAGGAACACCAACTATGGTTGGAGAAAGAGGTCCAGAGTTGTTCGTGCCGAACACAGGTGGCAGTATTAAAAATAATGCCGATACAAAACAAATGGTTGGAGGAGGTGGCGGAATAAATGTCACTCAAAATTTAAACTTTGCAGTAGGAGTAACTAATACAGTAAGAGCAGAAGTTATGAATATGTTACCAGCTATACAACAATCAACAGTCCAAGCAGTTGCAGAAGCCAAGCAACGAGGTGGAAAATTTAGCAAGGCATTCGGTAGTTAATCATGGCAGTATTTACACCATCATATCCTTTGACTTTACCAACAGCCACAGGAATCGTAACACAGAACTGGGGTTTGAATAGAGTTGTAGCTGTTACTGAATCTCCTTTTACTTTACAACAACAAACTTTTGAACATGAGGGTTCACAGTGGAGATGTACTATGACATTACCACCTATGAAAAAAGATAAAGCATCAATATGGTTGGCTTTCTTTATGTCATTAAGAGGAAGAAGAGGAACTTTTAAATTAGGCGATCAAGATAGAAAAACTATTCAAGGAACTGCAACAGGAACAGTAAGAGTTAATGGTGCAAGTCAAACAGGCAATCAAGTTGCTTTAGATGGCTTTACTGCAAGTCGTGCCAATGTATTTAAGGCAGGGGATTATATACAAATTAATTCTTATGTTTATATGGTTATTGAAGATGTAAGTGCTAATGGTTCAGGAGAAGCCAATGTTAAGGTAGAACCAGCATTAAGATCAGGAATAGAAACAATTAATAATGATGATGTTGTAACTTATACTAATACAACAACAATAATGAGATTAGATTCAAACGAGTTTAATTGGGATACAGATAAAGTAAGCAATTATGGAATATCGTTTGCTTGTAGTGAGGTGTTATAATGAACTTTGCAGACCTTTTAAAAAAAAACTTTATATTTATACCAGTGGTTGCTTCAATAGTAGTTGGGGGATTTACTTCTGTTAAGTATGTTTTAAATTTAACAACAACTATCAATGAAAGTAAAGTCACTATTATAAAATTAGAAAGCGAATTAAAAGTAGCACAAAAAGAATTAACAGATATGAATACAAGATTAACTTCTGCTGAATCAACTTGGCAGATGGCAGAAAATTTATACAGACAACTAGCTGATCAAGTTAGAGAACACAGCTATGATATTAAGGATTTAAACAGATAAGGATTTATGAATAATGGAGATTGCCAAGATGAACTATTACTTTACAGGATTATTGATTGTTTTGATGGTGCTATTAGCATTATTTGTAAAACCAGCACACGCAAGAAATGAATATCTTAATGAGTATGGTGCAAGATGTGGGGATTTTGAAACTAGAGTAGAGAAAGAAGATAGAAATAATGATTATAGACATTATAGTAACAACAATAATTACGATAGTGATAGTGAAAATTATAGATTAAGTTTTACTTACAGAAAATATTTAGGTGTAGATTGTAAGACTATAAAAGAAAATGTAGCTATAAAACAACAACTAGAATTAATGAAAATGTGTGGTAGAGTAAATAGCAATCCAAGTTTAGCACATAATGAAAACTTTAGATTGTTAGTATCAAAATGTAGAGGTGTAACACCTGCAAGAGATACTACTAGACCAGAAGATGATAAAAGCCATTGGGATAATTTAAAAGATGATTTTAAAAAAGAAAATCCAGATGTTGAAATAATGGGAGATAAAATTTTATTACCACCAAAAGATTATAAAATGCCAGTACCAGAATGAGTAGAAGTTTAAGAAAAATTATAGTAAAACTAAGAATGTTTTATGCAGATATAAGAGGTCATCATGGTAAAAGATGGGATTATGAACCTGGAGATCATTATATGGGAATGAATAAAAAGAGAAGAAAATGAAAGTAAGTGAAAATACAAATATACAATTACCTTTAAGAAATTTAATTTCTATTATTATTGCAGTAGCAGTAGCAGTTTGGGCATACTTTGGAATTATTGAAAGACTTAACACCATTGAAACTAATGGTAAGTTAATGATAACTGATGTTGATGAAAATACAGAATTTAGAATTAAGTGGCCAAGAGGAGAAATGGGTTCACTTCCAGCAGATAGCGAACAATATCTACTTATAGAAAATACTTTGGTTGAAGTTGAAAAACTTACAAAAAGAGTAGATGGCATGATGAATAACAAAGTAAATATAGAAAGATTAATTAAAGATGTTGATAAACTATCAACACAATTAGAAGTTTTAAAAGATAAAGTAAGATTAAATGGTAATGGTACACATTAATGTTAGATAAATTTTTATATGGATTCTTTGGTGGGTTAGATAATTTATGTGCAGGTGTATCAAATTATTTATATAAAATTACTAGGAGCAGAAATGACAGGAAGAATAAACAAACAAATATTAAATCATCAAAAAGAAATTCAAAAAAAAAATAAAAGATTAAGTTTTATTAAATTAAGAAAAGAAGTTGAAATAGGTCGTAATGGTACTCAGGGTTATATGATTACCAAAGGTAAAAATAAAGGTAAGGTACTATGTTAGAAACAGTTATAGCTTTATTGATGATTGTTAATGGAGAAATTAAAGAACATAGAATACAAGAGTCCATGTCAAAATGTTTAAAAGGTAAAAGAGTTGCTCAAAGAGTTTTTCAAGAAAATGTACAATATCAATGTATAAAATCTAAAGCAGAATTAGAAGAAAATATTGATGGCTCTTTATCAATTAAAAAAATAATTATTAAGGAATAGTATGTCAAGAAGTATAACATCAGCATTTAACACAGCGATAACAAATGCAGTAGTTCAGCCGATAGTTGGTATTGAATTAGAGTTTAGTGATGGTACTTTAAGAATGTGGAATGGTTATGGAAGTTTGACTATGACTGCTGGTGGATCATCAAAAGTTTTTACTGGTGCTGGAGATATGTTGGGTTTAAGTGAAATAGAGGAAAGTGATACACTATCAATGAGTGGTGTAACTTTAACTCTCGCAGGAATTAAATCTAGTTTAATATCTACTGCTTTAGGTGCAAATTATACAAATAGAAAAGGTGCAGTTTATTTAGGATTGTTTGATACAAGTAAAAATGTAGTTGCTGATGTATATACATTATTCAAAGGTAATATGGATGTCTTAAACATATCAGAGGGTTCAGAAACAACAGTAGTACAATTAAAGTTAGAAAGTAGATTAGTTACTTTTGAAAAAGCATCTAACAGAATGTACACTTTTGAAGATCAAAAAATAGATTTTCCCAATGATTTAGGATTTGAGTTTATACCTGACTTACAAGATAAAGAAATTATATGGGGTAAAAAAACCAATTAATGCGTATAGATAATTGGAGTTCTAAATTAGAAAAAGTATTAGAAGACTATAAACTAAAAAAAGTATTTAAACATGGTAAGAATGATTGTGTTACTTTTACCATTGATTGTATAGAAGCCATAACTGGTAAAAAAGTTTTTGATAAACAATATAAAAACATTAAAGAAGCTAAAAAAATTATCAAGAGTTTAAAGAGTAAAGATTTATTAGATATAGCTTTAAAGATAGCTAAAGAAAATAATTTTCAAACTATTGATATTGATAAAGCTCAAAAAGGAGATGTTTTTTATTATAAAGATAAAACTGATTTAGAGGGTACACTAGGAGTATGTATAGGAGAATCAGTAATGTTTAACTGGAAAAAAGAAATAGCATTAATAAGAAAAACAGATTGTAAAATAGCTTGGAGAATAGAATAGTGAAAATTTATACTAAAATAGTTTTTGATAAAGATGATAATATCATAGAAGAACATTTCTATGAACATGATGGTCAAGTAGCACAAGCAGGTGGTAGTGTTAAAAAAATAATTGCTGTTGTGGCAGTTGTTGCTATTGCTGTTGTGTTAGTACAATCAGGTGCTTTCGCTGGTTCATTTGGTAATTTTAGTTTTAAAAAATTAGGTATGAGAGCACTCATATCAGTTGGTACTTCAATTATAGGAGGTGTAATAGGTCAGAAACTAGCACCCAAACTTGATCCGCCAAACTTTGGTACGAGTTTAGAATCAGGAGTTACAGTAAGTGCTAAATCTCCTACACAACCATACAGAATTATTTATGGAGAAACTAGAGTAGGTGGTACTATTGTTTATGCAGAAACAACTTCTAGCACAAATGAATTTTTACATATTATTATTGTCCTTGCTGGACACGAAGTATCTGACATAGGAAGTATTTATCTAAATGATGATATAGTTAATTTAGAAACTACATCTAACGATAGTAATGGTATTCCTATTTATACACCAGCAAGTGGCGATCAATATAATGGTAAATTACAAATTAAAAAACATTTCGGTAATGCAGATCAATTAGCAGATGCTAATTTGGTATCTGATGTTACTCAATGGACAACAAATCATAGAGTACAAGGAAAGGCATATTTATATGCTAAACTTACTTTTGATTCAGATGTTTATCCTAATGGTGTTCCTAATATATCTGCTGTTGTAAAGGGTAAAAAATGTTTTGATCCAAGAGCAACAAGTTTTACAGCATCATCTGGTAATGTTAGTACATCAAATAATACTATAACATTATCTAGTCATGGATTAAGTACCTTTGACAAAGCGAAATATGATAAAAATGGAAATACTGTTATTGGTGGACTTGCAGATGGAACAGAATACTTTGTTATAAAAGTAGATGCTAATACAATTAAACTTGCTACAAACTATGCAAATGCTTTAGCAGGAACTGCAATTAGTTTAACATCTGTTACTGGAAGTACCACACAAAAATTTAATTTTACTACACATACTGATAACCCAGCTTTAGTCATAAGAGATTATTTAAAGGATACTAAAATAGGATTACAAACCGAAGATACAGAAATTAATGATACAAACTTTATAGCAAGTGCAAATACTTGTGATGAACAGGTAACATTAGCTAATCCATCAGGTACAGAAAAAAGATTTACTTGTAATGGTTCATTTAGATTACAACAAACACCAAAAGTTATTATAGAAAATTTATTAACTTCTTGTGGAGGTGCTTTAATATTTACTAATGGAATGTTTAAATTAGTTCCTGCAAATTATATTAGTCCAGTTGTAACTTTAAATGAAAGTAATTTAAGAAGTGGTTTATCAATTAACAGTAGAGTAAGTAAAAAAGAATTATTTAATGCTGTTAAGGGTATATATGCTGAACCATCTAATAATTATCAACCACAGAATTATCCTATACTTACAAGTTCAGGTTTTGAAGCAGAAGATAATAACGAAAGAATTTATTCAGAGTTTGATTATCCATTTACACAATCAAGTAAGATGTGTCAGAGGTTATCAAAGATACAATTATTAAAAGTTAGACAACAAATATCTATATCAGCCAACTTTGATATGACTGCATTTAAGTTAGATGTAGGAGATACAGTACAAATAACAAACGCAAGAATGGGTTTTAGTAATAAAACTTTTCAACTTCACGATTGGAACTTTGAACTAGCTAATGATACAGGTGCTTTAGAAATATCTTGTCAGTTTAAAGAAACTGCTAGTGCTATATATGATTTTACAACAGGAGATTATTCAACTGTTTCAAGTGGTAAAGCAACTAATTTACCTAAAGCAAATACTGTATCTGCACCACAGGCAATAACATTAACAGATGAACTTGTTTCATATAATGATGGTACTGTAATTGTAAAACTTGTAATAAATTTAACACCAGCTAATGATAACTTTACTGAAATATATGAAGTAGAGATTAAACAATTAACTGATGCAGATGGTAATTCTGTTACTGATGATTTTAAACAAATAGGTAGAGGTGCTAGAACTAAATATGAATTTCTTAATGTAATTGATAAAGCTAGTTATCAAGTTAGAGCAAGAGGTGTAAATATTTATGGAGTTAATTCTTCTACTATAACTGCAGATCATACTGTTGTTGGATTATCTGATCCACCACCTAATGTTGAAGGATTTTCTTGCAACATTATAGGACTAGATGCTTTTTTAAGTTGGACTGCTGTTGATGTATTAGATTTAAGTTATTACGAATTAAGATATGCAAATGTAACTGCTGATGCTACTTGGGTTAATTCTGTACCATTAGTTAAAAAGATTTCAAGACCTGGAACATCTGTTGTAGTGCCAGCAAAAACTGGTGCGTATTTAATTAAAGCAAGAGATAAATTAGGATTACCAAGTGTTGATGCAACTGTTGTTTATGTTGCTGTTGATACTATTGGTAATTATAATGCAGTTGCTTCCTCTACGCAAAGTCCAAATTTTAATGGTACAAAAACAAATGTATATGTAGATGATGGAATTGAATCAGTACCAGCATTAGTATTGGATAGTACAGAACTGTTTGATTCTGGTTCTGGTAATTTTGATTCTATAACAACAAGATTTTTTGATAGTGGTACAACAGCTTCATCACTACAACCATCTGGAACTTATGACTTTGATCAAGTAATTGATGTGGGTTCAAAGGTAAAAACAAATATTACTGCAGGTATATCACAAACTATTGTAGATAGAGATTCAAACTTTGATACTGTTGCAGGATTGTTTGATGCACAAACAGGATTGTTTGATGGAGATGCAGAGGCAAATTGTGCTTCAGAACTTCAAATAGCAATATCAGATGATAATTCTACTTTCACTGCATTTCAAACATTTGTTGTAGGAGATTACTTGGCTAGATACTATAAATTTAGATTACTTATGACATCAGAAAATGGTAGTGCTAGTCCAGTTGTTACTCAATTATCAGTAACTTTGGATATGGAAGATAGAATTGAATCAGGTAATAATATTGTATCAGGAACTGGAACTAAATCAGTTACTTACACACAAGCATATCTAACTGTTCCAGCTTTAGGTTTTGCAGTACAAAATTTAGCTTCTGGAGATACTTATACAATAACAAATAAGACTAATGCTGGTTTTGATGTAGCTTTTGTCAATTCTAGTAGTTCAGGAGTATCAAGGACTTTTGACTTTATTGCCAAAGGTTTTTAATTGCAATATTAAATTAATTATGATAACAAACAAATCAAAGGATTTTTAAAAAAATGGCTCAACACGATTATGTAATAGCGAACCAAGGTTTCCCCTCGTTTCGTTCAGATTTGAATAGTGTATTATCTGCAATTAATACAAACAATCTTGGTACAACAGCACCTGGAGTAACTTCAGGAACAACTGCAGTACAAGGTCAAATATTTGCTGATACAGGAACAACAGGAAAAATAATTTTTAAATTTTATAATGGTAGTGCTTTTGTTACAGTATTTGAACTAGCAACTGGTTCTGCGGCAGCAACAATACCATCATCAGTATCAATAGATGGGGAAAGCGATCCAAACGCAATTCCTTTCGCAATAGCTTTAGGAGGATAATCAATGGCAAATAATTTCAAATCAACAGAAGTATCTTTAACGAATGCAAGTGAAACTAATATAGTTACAGCAACATCAAACAATCAAATTATGATTGGCTTGAATGCTTGTAATAAAGGTACAACTTCATTAACTTTAGATGTAACTTTAAGAGATGGATCAAATGATTTTAAATTAGCCAAAGGTGTATCAATACCACCATCAAGCAAAGTTGAGATAGTAAGAGGTAAATATGTTTTAGCAACAGGATACTCTTTAAAAGCTCAATCAAGTGCTTCAGGTGGAGATGTTGATATAGTTGTTGGCTTATTAGTAGATGTATCATAGGGGAAAAAATGGAAACAGTAGAATATATAGAATATGTAGGTAATGCACCTGGAAAAGATAATGCAGTAAATTATCATAAAAAAGATTTAACAAGAAATGTTTTTATAACAGCAGATTCAAATGCAGTATTTGGTGGTCCATTTAGTGTATCATCAACTATGACTATTGAATCAGGCGCAACAGTAATAATAATATGAGTGAAGTTAAAGTAAATAAAGTTAGTCCAAGAACAGGTACAGAACTCGAATTAGGAGATTCAGGGGATACAATTAAAACAAGTGGAAGTTTAGATACTAATAATAATAATATTATTACAGCATCTAATAGAGATTTAAACTTGTATCCTAATGGTACTGGTGCTGTTGAAATTGGTGGCAACACTAATCCAGGAACAATTATTTTAAATTGTGAATCTAACTCACATGGAATTAAATTATAGTCACCTGCACATTCAGCAGGTCAAAGTTATACTTTAAAATTTCCTACTGGTAATGTTACAGCAGATAGATTTTTAAAAGTTGCTTCAATAACTGGTTCAGGTGCAACAGGAGTTGGTCAATTATCTTTTGCAGAAGCTGGTGGAGGTGCTATGACCTTTTTATCAGCAACAAGTGTTACAAGTGCTTCAAGTGTGACAGTCGGTACTTTTAGTGCAACTTATACATCTTACAAAATAATTATTGCTGGTATTTCTCCTGCAACTACTAATCAAGATTTATATTTTACATTTATGAAATCAGATGGAAGTGAAGAAACTGCAGCAAATTATAGATATACTGTCGGTGGTTTTAGAGAAAGTACTTCAGGCACAGAGGGAACAGGAAGTGCTTCTAATGCTAAATGGGGAAGAAATGCACACAATGATACAGGCACAGTTAATGCAGATATTTTAATTACAAACCCTCAACAATCAATAAGAACATCTGTAATTGGAACAACTAATAAAAGATTTGTTAATGATGCATATTCTTATGCAGAACTTTTTGGTTGTTGGATGAATCCATCTACATCATACACTCAAATTAAATTTTTTCCAGCATCAGGAAATTGGAATGCAAGTGGAAAAATTATGGTTTATGGATTAAAGGAGAGTTAAGATATGGCTAGATATAAACAAATAAATAATGAAAGAATAAAATTAACAGCAGAAGAAGAAGCTATTTTAAATGAAAGAGAAAGTCTAGCACCAACCCCATTTGATAAAGCGATACAAATTTTAAGAGATAATAGAAATAGACTTCTAGCTGAAACAGATTATTTAGCTTTATCTGATAATACAATGTCAGAAGCTATGACAAATTATAGAAAAGATTTAAGAGATATAACAAATGGATTAACAACTGTTGAAGAAGTAAATGCAGTTGTATTTCCAACAAAACCTAATTAGGATTAATTATGAGTAAAATAGAAGTAAATACAGTAGATGTTCAATGTGGTTCTACATTAACTTTAGGATCAGCAGGTAAAACTGTTACTATTGCGTCAGGTGCAAGTACATCTGGAATGGGAAGAGCAGGAGCAGTAGATTGGGTAACAACTGCAGTTACTTCTACACCAACAACTGGTGTAAGTGGAAAAGGTTATTTTATAAATTCAACAGGTGGAGCAAAAACAGTTAATTTACCAGCTTCTCCGAGTGCTGGAGATATTATGGCAGTTGTTGATTATGCAGGAACAGCAGACACAAATAATATTACAATTGGAAGAAATGGATCTAATATAAATGGTGTAGCTTCTGATCAAACTATTACTAAAGAAAATTCAGGTGCAACTTTTGTTTATGTAGATGGCACACAAGGATGGAAATTGACAGAAACAGCAAATGTATCAGATATAGTAATAACACCTGAGTTTATTGTAGCTACAGGAGGAACAATTACAACTTCAGGAAATTGTAAAATTCATAAATTTACAGGTCCAGGAACTTTTCAAGTAACCAATGCAGGTAATTGTGCTGGTTCAAACAAAGTTTCATATTTAGTGGTAGCTGGTGGTGGATCAGCTGGAAACAATTATGGTGGTGGTGGAGGTGGCGGAGGTTTTAGAGAGGGTAAAGATTCTTTTGTATCATACACAGCATCTCCTTTAATTGCTCCTGATGGTTTATCAACTCCAGTAGCAAGTTATCCAATAGTAGTAGGTGGAGGTGGATCTGCGACCACTCCTAGTAATACAGGTAACAAAGGATCTGATTCATCTTTTAAAACAATAACATCAACTGGTGGTGGTTTTGGTGGAGGTAATAGTAGTCCTGGTGGTCCAGGAGGTTCAGGTGGTGGTTCAACAGCTAATCCAACTACAGCAGGATCAGGAAACACTCCTCCAGTTAGTCCAGCACAAGGAAAAAATGGCGAAGCTAGTCCTCTTAATAATGCGGCAGGAGGTGGTGGAGGTGCTTTAGAGGTTGGAGGTACTGATGGTCAGGCTTATGGTGGAGATGGTGCACCAACTGCAATTTCAGGTTCTGCAACATATTATTCAGGTGGAGGTGGAGGTTATTCAAATGCAGCATCACCCTCAGATACTCAACCAGGAGGTCAAGGTGGAGCAGGTGGTGGTCCAGGACCAGCAGGTGGACCATGGGCTGGAGTAGCTAATACAGGTGGAGGTTCATCTTATTCAAATCCAAGTCCAAATAATCATGCGGGTGGTTCGGGTATCGTAATAATAAGGTACAAATATCAATAGGTTTTAAATTATGACAAGCACAATTAAAGTAGATAACATACAAAAAGTTTCGGATGGTTCTAACATTATAAAAAAATGTGGATCAACAATTACAATAGGTTCATGTGGTCAAACAGTTGCTATTGCTAGTGGTGCAACAACATCAGGCATGGGAAGAACTGGTACTGTTGATTGGCAAACAGGAAGTATTAAAACAGCTACATTTACAGCAGAAAGTGGTAAAGGATATTTCTGTAATACAGCTGGAGGAACTTTTGAGGTAGATTTGCCAGCAGGAAGTGCAGGTGCAATCGTTTCAATACAAGATTATAATAATACATTTGATTCAAATAAATTAACAGTTGATCCAAATGGATCAGAAAAAATTAATGGTGGTACAGCTGGAGATACAATAGATTTGGATACAGAGGGTCAAGGTGTTACATTTGTATATATAGATGCAACAGTTGGTTGGAGATCAGTACAAGATAATCAATTTGCTACAGCAGGTGCAAGTTTTATTTCTGCTACTGGTGGTAATAGTGTTTGCACAGTTGATACAAATTTTAAAGTCCATACTTTTACTAGTCCAGGAAATTTTGTAGTTGCATCAGGAGGTGGTCCAACTGCAATCGTAGATTATTTGGTAGTTGCTGGTGGTGGAGGATCAGTCAGAGATAGAGGTGGTGGAGGAGGAGGTGGAGGTTATAGAGAAGCAAAAACTGGTAACAATGGTTCATATACTGCTTCCCCTATTGCAAATCCAACAGGACTTCAAATTACTGGTCCAGTTACAATTCCAATCGTAGTTGGTTCAGGGGGTGCAGCTAATAATTCTCCACCACTTACTACTGCTAGTCCAGGATCAGTTTCAACTTTTTCAACAATAACTTCAGCAGGTGGTGGTTCAGGAAATAGATGTGGTCCACAAAATGGTGCGGCTGGAGGTTCTGGTGGTGGCGGAGGTTATGGAAGCAGTACAAATGGAAATGGAGGTGCAGGAAATACACCCCCAGTAAGTCCACCACAAGGCAATCCTGGAGGTAATGCTTCTTATCCTAAAACAGGAGGTGGAGGAGGTGCTACTGGTGCAGGAGGTTCAGCACCAAAAGTTGGAGGTCCAGGTGGAACGAGTTCAATTACAGGTTCGCCAGTTGGAAGAGCTGGTGGTGGTGGAGGAATAGCAAGTGGTTCAGGAGCTGATGGCGGAGGTAATGGAAGTGCAGATTGCAGTCCTACTACAGCAGGAGTTTCAGGAACAGCTAACACTGGCGGAGGTGCTGGTGGTGGTGGTTCTAATGTCAATGCTGGTGCAGGAGGTTCTGGTATAGTAGTAATAAGGTATAAATTTCAGTAGTTGAATAAAAATTAAAGATATGATAAGGAGAAAATAATTATGGCACATTTTGCAAAAATAGGAATGAATGGTAAAGTTATCCAAGTGACTACTATGGATAATGAGGTAATGAAAGATAGTGATGGTAATGAAATAGAAGCTAATGGACAACAATGGTTAGAACAACACAATAATTGGCCAGCTCAAATGTGGATTCAAACATCTTACAATACACAAGGTAATACTCATTCATCAGGCGACAATACAAAAGCATTTAGAGGAAACTATGCAGGTATAGGTTATATTTGGGACGAAGAAAATAATATCTTCTGGCCTAAAAAACCTTATGTTTCATGGGTAAAAGATTTATCAACTGCTACTTGGAAATCACCAATAGGAGATGCACCTGATTTAACTGCAACTAAAACTTCACAAAATGAAGCTGGAACTCATGAATGGGTTTATAGTTGGAATGAAGAAACAACAGCTTGGGATTTGACAGATAGTTTAGCATAATATAGAAAGTTAATGTATGGTGGACATTAAGAAAAATTTATTATCACAAATAGATTTATATTCAGGAAAAATTTCAATGCCAAAAGGTTTTGAGATTAATAAAGAAACTTTACAAACAGATATAATTAAACATCAAATACAAGATTGTGAATTTCCATTTTCTAGAGAATTGGATAAACTAAATACATATTTAAGAGAACATATAGCAGTAGAGTATGGTTTTACTTTAATTAATAAACTTACTACTGGATACATGTTTAAACCAAATGAAACATCTTATCCTGAAAAAGATATTAATGAAGTAGATTTAAGAAACTCTCCTGACTATACAATGTTGTATGGAGTAAGTTTAAATAATTGTTCAGTAAGAATATATTACGATAGCAACAGAAGAAAAGGTAGAAGTTGGGATATAAAATTAAATAATAATGATTTTATAATTTTTCCTAGCACACAACAATATTTTATAACCAATAATCAGAAAGATAATTTAAACTTAATTTTAAAAATTACTTATGAATATATCTAATTATTATTGGTATTTTAAATCAGCATTAACACCTAAATTTTGTGATGATGTAATAGCTTATGCTAACTCACAAAAAGAAGTAATGGCTAGAACAGGTGGTTATGGAGATAAAAAACTAAATAAAGATCAAGTTTTAGATTTAAAGAAAAAAAGAAACTCTGATTTAGTTTGGTTAAATGATCTTTGGATATACAAAGAACTACACCCATTTGTTCGTGAAGCAAATCATAAAGCTGGTTGGGATTATCAATGGGAAAGAAGTGAATCTTGTCAATTTACAAAATATAAATTAAATCAATATTATGATTGGCATTGTGATGGTTGGGATAAACCTTATGATAAACCAAATACACCAGATCATAATAAGATAAGAAAATTATCAATGACTTGCCAATTAACAGATGGATCAGAATATCAAGGTGGAGAATTAGAATTTGATTTTAGAAACTATGATCCTCACATGAGAGATGAATCAAAACATAAAATACAATGCAAAGAAATATTACCAAAAGGTTCTATTATTGTATTTCCTAGTTTTGTGTGGCATAGAGTAAAACCAGTAACATCAGGAACTAGATATAGTCTTGTTGTTTGGCATTTAGGAAACAAATTTATTTAGTATGTTTATTAATAATTATTTTAATACAACTATATGGTCAGAACAAAAACCAGAGTTTGTTAAGTCATTAACAAAAGCTAGTAATAAATATATTAAGGAAGCTAAAAGTTTTCCTGAAGCTAAAAAACATATAAAACAATTTGGAGATTTTGGTAGAAGTTATCATTCAACACCATTAACAAAAGATAATGATTTTTTAGATTTTAGAAATTATATTGGTCAAAAATCTTGGGAGTATTTAGACCATCAAGGTTTTGATATGTCACAATATTCAACTATGTTTAGTGAAATGTGGGTACAAGAGTTTGCTAAAAAAGGTGGTGGACATCATTCAGCCCATGTTCATTGGAATCAGCATGTATCAGGTTTTTATTTTTTAAAGTGTAGTGATAAAACTTCTATACCAGTATTTCATGAACCAAGAACTGGTGCAAGAGCAACAAAATTAAAAATGAAAGATCAAAAAGGTGTATGGGGTGGATCAGAATTAATACATTTTAAACCTACTCCTGGAACTTTAATTATATTCCCAGGTTTTTTAGAACATGAATTTAGTGTAGATTTTGGTATAGAACCATTTAGATTTATACATTGGAATATTCAAGCAGTACCAAAAGAAATGGCAATAGATGTCATTTAAAAAAAATAAATATACAATAATAAGAAAAGTTATTGATAAAGATTTAGCATTATTTTTATATAATTATTTTATTATGAAAAGACAAGTTTATGATACTTGTTTATCAGAAAGATATTTTAGTCCTTTTGAAACAGCTTTTGGTAATTATGAAAAAGATAATGGACAAATACCAAATACTTATAGTCATTATTCAGATATTGCTATGGAAACTTTAATGTTAAAGTGTCAACCAGTAATGGAAAAAGCAACAGAATTAAAATTATATCCAGCTTATACTTATGCTAGAATATATAAGAAAGGCGATATATTAAAAAGACATAGAGATAGATTTAGTTGTGAAATATCTACTACTATGAATCTTGGTGGAGATAAATGGTCAATATATTTAGAACCATCAGGAGAGTTAGGTAAAAAAGGAATTAAAGTAGATTTATCTCCAGGAGATATGCTAGTTTATAGAGGTTGTGAACTAGAACATTGGAGAGAAAAATTCAAAGGTAAGATTTCAGCACAAGTATTTTTGCATTATAATAATACTAAAACAAAATTTGCTAGAGATAATATGTTTGATAGAAGAAAGCATTTAGGACTTCCAAACTGGTTTAAAAAGTAATCAGTTTTGAAAGAGGAGGGTCAGATACTCCACCACAGAAATCTGGCTCTCCTTTAAATATTATGAAAAAAGAAGAAATAAAAATTTTAGTTTGTATTCCTAGTTTTGATACCAAAATACATTTAGAAACTATTTCATCTATAATTTCAGTTAGAGATATTTTACTTAACAGTGGTATTTTTGTAAGTATAATGTGGGTAAGAGATAGCTTGGTAACAAGAGGAAGAAACAAATTAGTAACTGAATTTTTAAAATCAGATAATACTCATTTATTTTTTATAGATGCAGATATAAGTTTTAAACCTGATGATTTTATAAGAGTGTTATTATTTAACAAACCAATAACATGTGCACCTTATCCAATTAAAAAGGAAACTCCCATTGAAAAGGGAGATGCTAGTATGGGTTGGTGTTTAAACTTTCCTGTTGGCAAATATAATTTTGCTGATAATGAAAAAGGTTTTAAAAAATGTGATTATGCTGGTACTGGCTTCATGTGTATCAAAAGAGAAGTATTTGATAAGATAAAAGAAAAGTATCCTAGTATAGAATACAAGTCAGATGTTATTGCTAAAATAAACGAAAAGATGACAAGTCATAAAGGCGATACTGAATATGCTTTTTTTGATTGTGGAATACAAGGACAAGGTATTTTAGAGGATAAAGATAATACAAAAAGATATTTAAGCGAGGATTATTACTTCTGTGCCTTATGGCAACAATGTGGTGGAGAAATATGGGCTGATATATCTAGCGAATTAAAACATATTGGTATTAAGGTTTATGAAAGACCACCTATGTTAAAAAGAAAAAATGATTGATAAAGATAAAATAATCATTGAAAAGAATAATGAGATAGAAAGATTAAATAATTTAGTAAAATTTATTCAATCAAAATTGAATGAAGCAATAAAAGGCAATATTACAACTGATCCGATAGTTAATAGAGTAATAGCTAAACACATTGATAGACACAATCAAGGAATGGCTAACTTTGGCAAAACTATGGCAGATAATAATAGACCCTTTGAAGAATGGGTAAAGGAAGCACAACAAGAATCAATGGATCAAATCCTTTATTTAGAAAAAACACTTAAATAACAATTAGAACCATAAAAATATACCTGTTTAATCGTTCATAGCGAGGTTTTAAGCATGATTAAAGCATAAATAAGGTATATATACCCAAGGATAATATATGGCAAAAAAATTCAAGTCTTTTGAGGATAGAGATAAACCTAAAAAGAGAAAAGGTGTCCACAGCAAAAGAGTTAATAAAAGAAAATCAAAACAAAAAGAGAAATATAGAGGTCAAGGTAGATAATGACTAAAAAAATTAAAATAAGTAGTTCGTCTTCTAATGCACACCAAAGGATTGACGACCATGAAAAACTATGCAGAATAATGCAGAATGAAACTAATAAGAAAATACATAGTTTAAAACTGCAAATGTGTAGATTAGAAAAAGTTGTACTTGGTATGATCGGTATGGTTGTGTTAGGTATGGGAACGATAATTATTGAATTATTTGGGAGGATTTAATTATGCAATTAAGCAAACATTTTACTTTAAAAGAGATGACCGCTTCAATGGTAGCTCAACGAAAGGGAATTAGTAATACACCAGGAGCAGGTGAAATTAAAAGTCTAGGCGATCTGTGTTATGAGGTTCTTGAACCTTTACGAGCACACTTCGATAAACCAGTTACGATTACTAGCGGATATCGTAGTGAAGCACTATGTGAGGCGATCGGAAGCAAAAAGACATCACAGCATGCACTGGGGCAGGCTTGCGACCTAGAAATATTTGGTGTGCCTAACATTAAGACAGCTTACTGGCTACAAAATAATGTTGATTTTGATCAATTGATTATGGAGTATTTTGATCCAACTGATCCAGCAGGAGGTTGGATACATATTAGTTATCACGAAGCAGGATCAAACAGAAAACAAGTCTTGACATTTGATGGAAAGAAATATTCTGAAGGACTTCCTGATATGGAATGGAAAGATGGAAAGGTGGTAGGTTCATAATGTGGTTTAGTTTAGCAAAAATGGCACTTAAAACTGGTGCTAATGTATATTCAAATAAACAAAAACAAAAAGAAGCTATGTCACAAGCCGCACTTTTGACTGCAGAAAAGATGGCTAGAGGAGAAACTGCATATCAAGGTAAGTTATTAGAAGCTAGACAGAATGATTACAAAGATGAATTTGTACTTATAATATTGTCAGCCCCAATAATTGTACTCGCATGGGCAGTCTTCAGTGACGATCCAGCTATGATGGATAAGATAGAATTATTTTTTCATCACTTCGGTAATTTGCCAGTATGGTTCCAGACTTTATGGATTACAGTAGTTGCAAGTATTTTTGGCATAAAAGGTACACAAATATTTAAGAATGGTGGACCAAAAGGTAAATAATAATGACAAAGTGGGCATTAGTTTTAGTTATATGCTCGTTTGAATCTAATACTTGTATTCCACCATTAAATTATCCTACTCAATTTGATGATGCTTATGATTGCATGATGACTGGTTATCAAGAATCAATAAATAAAACGATTCAAATAGGTAGAGAAGATATAAATAAACATAATATATATATTAAATTTAGTTGTAATCCGATTAAAACCATCTGATTTGCAACCATAGGTTTTTTATGCTACTAATAATTGTATGGCGAACAAGATTTTAAAAATTTTAGTTATCGGAGATACACACGATAGTCCTGAGATTCCTGATAAAAGTAGATTCGGTTGGTTTGCTAAACACATTAGAAAAATTAAACCTGACGCAGTAGTTCAAATAGGCGACTTTGTGACTTTAGATAGTTGCACTCATTATATTCGTGATGATACTTATACTGCTAAAATTGATAAACCTATTTTTATGAAAGATATGGAATCAATGGATTCTGCGATGGAAGAATTTCAATATCATTTAAAAGATTATAAAGTTAAAAAATATTTAACATTAGGTAATCACGAAAAAAGAATGTTTCGTAAAGAAGATTCTAATCCAACTTTTTATGGTATGTGTCAAAAAGAATTTTATGGCAACTGCAAGAAATATGATTGGCAAGTTATACCTTATGGAAAATATTTAATGTTAGGTGGTGTAGGTTTTATACACGCACCAATTAATCCTATGGGTAAAGAATATGGTGGCGAAGCTAGTGAAAGACAAGTAGCAAACAAATCAAAGATAGATATTGTATTTGGTCATAGTCATAGAGCACAAGATAATAGAGTTTCAAAAATTAGTCCTATCAAAAATGACTTTACAAGAATTATAAATGTTGGTTGTGCTATGCCTCATAATCATATTGAGAGTTATGCCAAACACAGTCTCACTGGTTGGACATATCAAATATGCGAATTAAAAATTTGGGATAATCATATACAAGAAGTAAATAATATTTCTATGGAAACTTTGGAGAGAGATTATGGGAAGAAAAAGTCTTGATGAAATATACGAAGAAGTAGATAGAGAGTCAGAACTTGATTGTTATGATAGAGAAGATATTAGATTAAAAGATAATCAAGAACCATACGCAATAGTTGGTAAATCACATAGTGGAGATATAATTTTAAAAGTTGGCGACGAGTTAGGTTATGATGTAGCCAAGTCATTAACATTTCCTGAAGCATTAAAACTTATTAAAGAATTAACTAATGCTATTATTGAAAGATATACAAAATGAATTTAGTTAATCCTGATTTAAAGTTCATAAAGTACAGAAAAAAAAAAATTAAAATTACTTATAAAAGTTTAGATGATTGTTATGGATTGTATGATCCTAATAAACAAATGCTTTATTTTGATCAGAATATGAAAAATGAAAGATTGTTTAATACTATCTTACACGAATTATTTCATGTGATTTGTTATAACGAAAATATAGATGTGAATCAGAGGGGGGAAGAACCTATCGCAAAGGCAGTTGGCGATGGTTATACTAGGATATTTAAACAAAACCCTAATCTTTGGAACATATTACACGATTGCATTTTTTAATTAAATATGATAGATTAAGTTGTTTTTTTCATTAGAAACTTTGGTTAATTAGTCATCTCCCCACCGACCCTTATAAATCGGTGGGGTTTTTTTTATTTACTATTCTTGATTGGGAAAGCCAAGATACATTTCAGCACCTATATCACATAAGCCATCATAATAATTTTCGCTTAAATGATCGCCTGAATAAAAGTGACCGAACTCATGAATAATAAGTCTAGTAATTCTTTTCTTATTATTCTCTAAATCAAACCAATCCTTACCTAATACTTTGTAAAAGAATTGTATTTGACAAGCTGATGTACCTTTAACATAACAAGCCGAAGCACCTCTACCATTATGAATAATAAATTCTAATGGTCTATTAAAAAGTTTAGTATGCAATCTTTTAGCATAAGTACAAACTTTCTTCATACCATCAGTCCATTTTTCATAAGGTAGTTCTTCTGCTCCACCTGAAGATTTAGGAGTTGCATATTTACCGATTGATCCAGAGGGTTTAAATAAACCACTATTTTCTCTGACCTTTCTGATATTTAACCAAACATTTTTATTATAGTTATTACTATAAATAACATTTTTTTCATCAGCAAATGCTTTTTTATTTGCTTCAGGATCAGTTGGGTCAAATACTACTGCATCTTCTCCATGAGTTTTAGTTAAAACATCTTGTGTAGCATTAGAACTAACATCATCACTTTCAAGTGCTTCTTTTACCCAAGAATCTTTAACTTGATCCTCTGATAAATCTTGATAACAACGATTTAGAACTTCCACACAAAGTTTTTTTCTATAACTCGGTAGAACATTATCCCTATCTTTATTTAAAGGAACTTTTTGCATGACATTTATATCGTAATCAATATCACAATCTACGATAGGAATGCCTAACTCAAAGATACAACCTTTATCTTTAGACTTAGGATAAATCTCAACCATAGTTTTTTGAGTAGAGTTTTTTAAATTACCCTCCTCATCAGCTATAATTGTTGGCAGTGATGTTTCAAATGTAAATTTAGGTATTTCATAAAATTTAGAATTACCCATTACATTTAATTCAACTCCTTTAGGAACAATTATATCATTGCATCTTTTAACAATATCTGACATTTCAGATTCTGTTAATTTGATTTCACCAATAAATTGTGTTCCCGATGTAGTTTTTTTAACTGATGAGGTACGAGTACCGTCTTCATTAAAAAGAACTGTGCCTTTAGTTGATTTAATTTTAGCAGAACGAAACATAGCCAAAGCTAATTTTTCTCCTAGATTAAATCTACCTCTTTGTTTTACATTACCTTTTTTATAAGATTCTGCAAACAAAGTGTAGGCATGAGTTAAGTCCTTAAAACCATCTGGACTATCATCACTTACCATTAGTTCCCAATGCCTTGAATTTTTCAAAGGGGATAATTCAATATCCACAGATGAAACTTTTTCATCAAAAGCATTAGATATAAGTTCCTGAACTATAAAGAACTTATTTTTTTCGGATTGAATTTTTTTCAATCCAGATTTACTAACATCAAACCATTTTGACATAAGCAATCTCCTTTTAGTTATGTAATTTTTTTATTAGTAATAAATTATATAAAATTACAAAGTATAATTTATTATTTTTTATTAATTTTTATTATAAACTATTTTAAAAAAAAAAAAACAGTTAATATTTGTTGATATTGAATGCTTATTTAATCATTATTTCTGTTAATTATGTAATAGGCAATAATTGCAGCTATAAAAATGCAAATCACTCCCATAAGCAGCATTCCTAATCCATCTTCAATGGTCATTATTTTTTTTTAGTTGTTAGTATTTTTTTAATTATACTTGTTTTAGGATCAAACTCAAAACTTTTACAAGAAACCAAAAAAACAAATAAAAGCAAAAATATATAACGCACTATATCTTTTTATTAATCAAGTACCTTGCTGAACTTTCCTCTGTAATTCTCATATCTTTTAAAGAAATTAAATTATTATAATAATCTTTAGCAAGACTGAACTCTCTTTCAGCTTGTGTATAAGCAATCAACCATTCTTTATACTTTGGTTCTTTATATGCCATATCAGTTAATTCAATCTGACTGACTTTATCTTTGTTTAATCTAAGATCGCCTTTAAGTTTAGCCAAAATAATCTTTTCAGATTTTTCTAACTTTCTGTACCTAAAAAGTGTTTCTGCTTTTTTTTCTGATGCTTCTTGTAGTTTTTCAAATGTATCTTCTGTATTTAATACAAATGTTTTATGGTTACTCATTTTATCTCCTTTTTTTGTTATTTGTAATTAGGGTACAGCTTTCTTAATCACTATTTTAATAGTTTCTAATATTCCCTAATCTTTTCTAATTACAGTTAATATTTTTTCTTTTCTTGTACTATATCAACTATAATCATTTCTCGCTGGATATCTTTGTATTCTCTACCCAACTTACTTGCTTCAAGATTAATACCACCACTTGAAACAACCTTTGAAACAAATTGCTTATGAGTTTTGTCCAAAGTACCAACGAGTTTTCTCATTTCGTCGTTTAACATATTTCCTCTATGGTTGCCCTTATACCACTCGGCAAACTTTTTGAAACCTCTGATATAAAGAGTTCAACTTTTTTATCACTCTCCCATTCAAGAGAAGTAATATAAACCCCACTATCATAATTCCACAGTTTTATCAAGTATTTTATAACAACCATAAGTTTAGTTTGTAGGGAAACCAACAAAATGTTCGCATACAACATATATTTGTTTTCTAATTTAATAAAAGGTTTCCCCATATCACTATACTAATTTGGCATGTCATCATCAAGAAAATTATCTTCTTGGACTTGTGCCTTTGTGGGATAGTTAATATCATTAACTTGTGTATTTTGTTTAGGTTTATAGGGATTACATATCTCAAGATGAGGATTATTTTTACCCTCTTGATTGGTTGAGTTTCCCC